GTCTGAAGAGTGCCTCCGCTTACGGCGGAGGCCCTGTACCCTCGCATCGAGGTGATCGTGGCTCCGGTGTCACCCACGATGAACGAGCTGATGAACGCACCGGCGAACACGATCGTCTTGCCTGAGCCAACCGGGTTGGTCAGGGTCATGAAGTTGTTGGCTGCCACTACGCCCGCTAGCTCAGCCTGGCTGTAGACATACGCTCCAGCGAGCGCCGGATTCTGCACCATGTACATGCTGAGCGGAGTGTTGCTGATGCTCGTGCTGATCGGCTGACCAGTCACGGCTACGTTCTGAGTTCCGCTCGGGTTGGATGTCACAGTTCCGGCGATGTTCACCGGGGACGTGGTGGGGTTGTCTACGAATACCTTGTTCTCAGCCACTTACCTCCGCCTTAGCTAGCGCGGCATCCACCTTCTCTCGGGTGGTGCCCTCGGGTTCAACGCCCTGGCTGCGAGCCCAGGCGTAACGGTCGAGTTCCCCATCCCAAGCACGCTGATTGGTGCTGTAGGCGTCGTTCACGTGAGGAGAAAGCGAAAGGCGCTTCGCCCGAAGGCAAGCGCCGAATGATTCATGGTCCTTGGTAACGCAGGCCGAACTGCAATTCTTACCAAGGACCGGCTTCTTAGCGCTTGCCAATCAAACCAACGCCATCGATAGCAGACCACGGGATGAACGTTACCTCGGCCTGAGTAGGGCCGAGGAGACTGGTGCGGAGAGTCAGACCGTTGGAGACGGAGAGAACCTCAGAGCTCTTGTACTTAGAGCCAGCCGTGGTGACGACATGAACGAAGTCCCCAGCGCGGATCCCGTAAGGATCCGGCTCGAACAGAGGCTTCTCGGGATCGACCATGAGGATAGCCTCGGGAGTTTCCTTGCGAGTGCGGGGCGGCATCAGTCGTTGTCTCCCATGGAGTTGGTGGTGTAGATCCCCTGCTTGAAGGAATCATGGTTGGAACCCAGGGCAGCCTGCTGGTGCCGGGCGATGACGCGCTGAAGACCGGACTCCAGGATACCCTTCTCGTTATTCTCCGAGTTGATCGTCTGACCACCAGGGCCACCGATGTTCATCGGGTCATAGTCTTCCATGTCATGGAACGCAGGCATGAAGAGCGGATCCGGAGCCTGCTTCGCAGGGTCCATCTTTTCGTGACTCATTGCTTCCTCCTAGAAGCGACGGATGATGCGGAGCTGGGTCGTATAGGTTCCGCTGCCATTGAGAACGGATGCGCCACCGAGGTCCCCGAACGTGGGACCGTTGGGAGTCTTGCGGCTGTTGATGAATCGCATGTTTCCGAAGTTGTCCACACCCAGATAGATCCCGTTGTGATCGACCTGGCCGGTACTCTCGCCATCGGACGTGGCGTCGAAGTGAGGGACGTCTCCGATTCTGATTGCTTCGAGCGAAGGAGGAGATCCAACGCTCTGGGCTACTATCACACCCGGCCCCATAGGGCCGATGTTCGCTGTGGTCCTTGGAAGATTGATACCGTTGATCGTGTTGCTGAACGTCATAGGGATTCCCGCATGGAATCCATAGACCATGCGAACAAACCCCGAGCAGTCCAGAGATGTCAGCTCGGGAGGATCGGCTATCCGCTGTTCACCGTTCGGGAACGTCCAGTCGACACCCATGTAGTCATTGAAGTCGGCACCTTCCTGACGAGTGCCATCAGGATTAAGAGGTCCGTAGTTCGACTGTCCGTACACCTGTACTCCGCCGTCGAATGCTGGAGTGGCGCCGGTGATGAAGCGAACCGCTGCACCCAGGACATCTTCGCTGCTGTCGGCAAGCCAGTCCGCGATCTGCTGATGCATCGCATTGTCCGGCTGACCGTTGAAGGGTTCGGGCAGAACCCGAACCCAGGTGTCATGCGTGATCGTAGGAGTCACCGGCCACATGGCGGAGACGACCTGGATATCTTCGCAGTGGAACAAGCGCGGAAGCGAAGTGCTTCCGCTGGAGGCCAGGAACCTGAACCCGACTCGGCCGGTAGGATTGTCAGACTCGGTCACCGAGTGAAGCCATGTGCCAGGCTCAGGATCAGTGTCCTTCCAAGCACGACAGCGAATCGTGGTGCCAGTCCTCTGTGCACGGACATGCCACAGATCGCCACCGACAAAGCCGGTGCCGACGGAAGTCAGAGCCCCGAGAGTGGTGACGGTTCCAGCCACTTCCTTCTCAAGTGCGAGCTGAATGGTTCCGGCGGTGGTGATGTTGAGGCGAGCTCGATTGTTGTCGTTCACGCTCGTGTATCCGAACACCAGACCGATAGAGCTGCTCGCTCCAGTAGGAGCGACAGGAAGTGTCACGGTGCACGTAACGTCCACGTCGGCAAGGTTGTCGACGATCGTGGCGAACCTGGAAGAGTTGGCCACCGGAAGACTCAGGACACCCCTGGAGCCGTTGACGCTGTAGTCCGAATCCGTTCCGGTCGTCGAGTAGTTCCCTCCGCCCCCGGATGAACCGAAGCCGTTGGTGAATACGCGTGCGAAGCTGTCCGTGAACGGACGCTTCTGTTCGGTGAATACTCGGGTTGCACCCTTGAGGGTTACCGTCTTGGCTCCAGTCGTGGCCGTAGCCACGACCACTCCATCGTCAAGGAACTGAATTCCGTTGGGGTTGTATATCGGCTGAGTGTCGAACTTGACAGTGAAGTTGCTTTCAGTTGCGACACCAGACGAGATCAGGCATGCCTTCGTAGCGTCATCGACGACATGCTCGTATCCGCCACGGAAGAAGTTGAGACCGGTCGAAGGAGCTGGCCAGAAGTTCGTGTCCTGCTGGTTGGGATTCTCAGGCAGATTCTCTGCGCCAAGCTCATCGGTGTATGCGTAGTAGCGAATCTCTTCGTACACACAAGGAGAAACTTCCTGCACCGAGATTCCTCGGTCCATCCTGAATCGCTGATGCAGGGAGTTCCAAGCGAAAGGAGCCTCCGCAACAGTGTTGGTGGTGAAGATCCAATTTGCCACGGAGGCTCCAATCGATTAAGCGGCGAGAGAGTCGTACTCGCCGATGGTGTACCAGGCGGTACCGTTGCTGACGATCTGCTTGGCGTGGACCTGACCCGTCAGGAGGGTCGTGGTCGCACCACCATCGATCAGCTCGGCACCAGCCGGGTCGATCGTGATGGTCTGAGCAGCAGCATCCTTATAGATGTAGTACCGACGACCAGGCTGTACAGCAGCCACGGCCGGAAGGTTCACGGTCACGGCGCCGGTAGCGCCGAGGACCAGGAGAATGCTGTCGTTGTCGGTGAGTGTGGTCGTCACTGCCGACGTGCGCGTGGTGAACGAAGTGTTGTCATACCCGGACAAAAGTTCCTCCTTAAGGAACCAAAGGGGCCCCGAAGGGCCCCTGAGGATTAGGCAGCGTTGCGAGCCGAAGAGGTGGACTGGGCCACGATCAGGGACTCGGGACGGTACAGCGTCCAACCAGCCACGCCGTACCAGCCGAGCGGCTGGAAGCGGGTCAGCTTGTCGACGACCGGACCACGCACGGTGTGGAACTCCTCCGCGACAGCCTCGGCAAGAGCCTGCTGGCCGGTGTAGTACGTGTTGAACACGCGCGTCTGAGTCGCACCAGCACCAGCACCGGACTGAACGTTCTGGCAACGAGGAGTCTCGATGTAGCAAGCACCCTCGTACTCGCCGATCTCGCCCGCCCAGATGTTGCCAGCGGCCGAGTAGTTGTGCGGGTCACGCCACGCAGCAGCACCGGTCTCCTTGCGCAGGTCGTAAGAGACCTGCGGGTGGATGTACGCGGTGTAGTAAGAGCCCTTGTTCGGGTGGACCTTGTTGGTCCGGAGCTGCGTCACCGCAAGCCGGGCCATGTCCGAGTTGAACACAGAGTCGGAGTCGATCGCCGTGAGGGCGATCGGGTTGGTCGGGGTGGTACCGAAACCGTACGCAGCCTTGGTCGTGCCGTCAGTGCGAATGGTCTGAGTACCACCGGCGAGGACGTTCTGAACCAGAAGATCGACAGAGTCGACGAGGTTCCAGGCGACCTGGTTGACGAGACCGGCGGTGATGTCGGTGAAGCTGAACAGGTCCAGCTTGTTGGAGACCAGGATCGAGTTACCGTACTCGTTGAGAGTGACGGAGACCGTACTCGGGTTACCGGCCGCAACGGCGTCCGGGTCGACCAGCTCGTTCAGCGGGGTGATCGACTGAGCGAGGTCCTGGTACAGCTCGAACACGACGGACGAGCCAGGCATCGCCTGCTGGACCGGTCGCTTGTCGGCAACCATGCGGAACATGGGCTGAGCACGAAGGGCGAACTCAAGAGCACGGTCATACGTGGTCTGAACGAGGTTCGCCATGGCGGTAGTGCCGGTAAAGGCGTTAGCCATTACAACTCCTTAGGGTGTTAGCCAATGCCACCGATTCCCTTCTGGAAACCGGCAATCAGCTCTTCAATAGAATTGGCCTGCCCGACGGCGGATGCGGCAGCCTCGAAGTTCCCCATCGGGACTCCCTCGTGGCCAGCCTGCGAGATCTGCTGAAGGGCTGCCTGCTGATCCTGCGAGAATGCAGGTGCGGCAGGCGTGGGGTCGGTCCCCTGTGCGCTGCCAGAACCGAAGACGGTCTTCATGGACTCAATCCATGCCTTCGCCTTCTCCGGGTCGGCGTCACCCTGATAGACCTGAGCGGCCTGCGGGACGCCAAGAGACTCGAAAACCGATGCAAGCTTCTGCTTCTGCTGGTCCTCAAGGAAGCTCGTCAGCTTCGTGTTGAGTTCCTCGTTCTGCTTCTTCAGAGCCGAGTACGCATCACGCAGAGCCTTAGGGCCATCAAGGTTTTCGCCCTGGCCTGCGTTGTCTTCGTAACCCCAGTTGTCATTCATTTGATCTCCCATGAGTTGTGACGCCCCTCCATCCCGGGGAGGATGGATTCGCTCGTCCTTTGACCGGTCTTGACTACGTCACTCCGATGCCGGTTGGTCGGGTAACGGTGGGCCACCAGGTTGTGAACCTGCTAGGGAGTCTTCGTCCATGGCCCTGATCTTGCTGTTTACTTCTGTCCGCCAGGCTGAGCAAGGCCACTACGAGCCCCACCAGCAGCCCCGGAGAAGTTGGCCCTCTCCTGGTTGACGAGATCCTGGCGACGCCTTAGAGCGTCGCTCTGGCCCCTCAGAAGGGCCTCCTCGGCTATACGCTGGCCATATTGCTTGCCGTAGATCTCTCCGAGCGTTCCAAGATCCTGCTGCTCCAGAGCAATCTGTGAGTAGCCGGTCCTCGCCTGCTCCTGAGTAACACCCTCAAGCGCAAGCTTCTCCGCGTAGTTCTGGTCGAACGTCAGCTTGTTCCGAAGAGCCTCGGCACCTACGGCTGCGGTGGCCGCAGCCTTCTGGAGATAAGGCATGGCCCTCGTGGTGTCCAGGAAGTAGGCGGTGAGGTCGGAGTTGGAGATGCCCATTTGATTCAGAGCCCGACGGTAGTCAGGATTCGCAAGCACAGTCGCCTGAGTCGCCATATCGACACGAGACTGAATCTCGGACGGAGAGATGTTCTTGCCGATCCAGTTGTTGAAGTCAGACGGCTGGTCGTAGAAGCCGGGAGGGAGCCCGGCTGCCTGCATGATCTGCTTGTAGCTCGCCTCTGTCGCGAGATATTCACCGGGTGTAAGTACCGGTAGACCTTGCTTCCGCCGGAGCTCATTACCCGCAAAACGTTCCTTGTACTCTTTGGTGTCCTGGAGGAGCACGGTGATCGTGTCCGCAGAATACCCGTTCTTGACGAAGTCGTAGATCTTTTTGCTCAGACTCTCAAGTCCGTAAGACTTGAAGAGCGAAGAGATCGCCGAGTAAGCGTCCCGCTCGGGACCGGTCAGGTTCCTCGCCCAGGAAGGAAGCGTGGGGTCGTACCTGATCGCCTGGATCTCGGGATACTTCATGTCAGGCAGCTTCGCCTTGTTCGGCGTCTGCGGCATCTTACCTGTCGCCACTAGTACCTCATTCCGAAATCAGACAGAACCTGGTGAGCTACCTGCATCAGCGAATTCTGTGCGTTGTTGGTCTTACGCCACCGGGGATCGTTCCTGACTTCAGTCTCGAACTGCCACAAAGGCTTGACCGCACTCTTGCCCGAGGAGTCCCTGTTCTGCAACGCCTTCTTAATCGACGGATCGAACAGGTTGACGCTGCCCGGAGGCAGCTCAAGAAGCTGAGCCATGGTCTGCATGTAAGGAGATGCCAGGTCGGATACCGACTGACCGGCATCGATCTGCTTGGCCCAGAACGAGTACGTCGCCTTGGCCTGCTCCCTCAGCTTGGATTCGAAATCCTGCTGGGTTGCCATTCCGGAGACGATGTCCTTCGAGGCGCCGTCCATCCAGGAGTCAGAAACCTTGATGCCCATGTTGTACGCGTATTCAGAGAGCTTGTCCTGAATCTCACCAGCCTCACCAAAACGCTGAGTACCAGGCATATTGAGACGACGACCGAGCTGGTATCGAAGCTGCTGATCGGTCCACCCGTTATAGGTGTACTGGTAAGCGAGGTCCTTCCACCCTTTGTCAGTCAGCCTCACACCCATCTGAGCACCGAGCTGCTTGAGCTTGATGAAGTTCTGGTCAAGCTTCTGACGTGCTGTAGCCGGGTCACCGTACTGGGTGACCAGGAATTCACGCTGAGCCTTGTTGAGCTTCTTCCACCAGTTGGTATCGCGAAGCTCTGCCTGGAACTTGTCGGGAGTCCAGCTGCCCTTGACGGCCTTGTCGAACAAGGCCTTGAGCTCCTTGTCGGAGTTCAGGAGAGACTCGACGAACCCATACTGCTCAGCCATCTCGGAGCTGGAAAGCTTCTCGGTGGTGCCGACATCGTCGAACATGGTGGCAGCGGAACTCTCGCCACCAGATCCACCGCTGATCTTCTCCGCCCTGGCGATGACGTCATCGACGTACTTCTTAATGGGCGGTCCGCCGGGCTGGGGGTTGGTGCTCATATGAAGATCGGGGTTGCCCGAGTACCAGGCAGAAGCGGCGCCACGAGCGCCGTACTTGTCGAAGTACTTCTTCAGGCGATGGCGAACAATCTTTTCCTGAAGCTCGGGAGAATCCCGGAACTGCTGCCACGTGATCGAGTAACCAAGAGCGGCTCTGGACCATTCAGGCACATTCGACTTGAGAACCTGGTACTTGCCGACGGCTCCGTAAGCATTGACTACGGAGTATCGAGCACGATCACCGAGACCGCCGGACTCCTGTCCGGCGATAGCGGCCATGAAGTCGTCGAACGAGATAGCCATTCGATCACCTCAATCCCATGTCACGCAGGACCGAAAGTCCTGCGGTCATCACCTGATCCCGTGCGCCCTTGGTCTGCTTCCATCGGGAATCGTTTCGAAGCTGCGTCTGGAAGTCGGTCAAGGAAAGCCCGATAGGCTTTCCGTCCTTGCTCAATCCGTTCAGTGCGGACTTGATGAGCGGATCCATCAGGTCGATGGAGTTGTCTGGAAGTCCCAGGGTCGAGGCCATCTCCTGAATGTAGGGAGAAGCGACATCTCGCATAGACATACCAGCATCGAGACGATCTCCGTATCCAGGAAACATGCTCTTGGCCTGCTCCCGGATCTGGCTCTCGAAGTCTTCGGTAGTGGCAAGTCCTCGCACCACCAGCTGGGCCTGATTCTTGATCGTCTGCTTGTCGAGCTGGATGCCCTGGTTGTGCGCGTACTGCTTCATGGTGTACTCGTGCATGCCAGCCTGACCGGTCAGCGTACCCTTGTCCGTGAATGCTACGTACTCTCCGAGGGTGTTCCTGAGCCCACCCTCATCCAGACCGAGTTCGATGGACTGCTCGGCAATCTTCCTGATCTTCGACTCGGGAATAGCTGCACCGATCTCCGCTGCAAGTTGGCGGATGGAAAGGATCTGGGCCTGAACCGAAGCGGACCACGTGGCAGGGTCGGTGTTCTTCATGACCTGGGCCTGACGCCTGGTCTCGGAAGTCTCCTTCCACCACTTCGAGTCCCTCAGCTCCGCCTGAAACTTCTCCGGAGTCCAGGTGCCAGCTACGGCCTGGTCAAACAGTCCCTTAATCTCGGGCTGAGAATTCAGGAATCCAAACGACCAGCCGTAGTTGGCAGCCAGCTCCTCGGCTGTCATCTTCGGAGACTCTTCGATATCGCT